CAATACCTACATTCTCACTAGCATCAATAGTAATAGCTGTACTCGTAGCGTTATCATCAATACCTGTTGAGGTGAAGCCTGCGATAGTACCAGTCATAGTACCACCAGCTTTAGGTAATGCTGCGTCAGCAGTCGTTCCTTGAGCAGCAGTAGCATAATCAGTTGTGTCAAATGCTTTAACAGCTGCAAGGTTAGTTACTTCACTATCCATCAGTGCGCCAGCAGCGGTTACGTTGGTTGTGTCTGTTACGTCTGCTGCTGCTTCAATAGCATCTAGCTTAGCACCATCTGTAGCTACATCTCTACCATCAAAGGTCGAGTTTGTAGTGATAGCACCTGTCATTGCGCCACCTGCTAGAGGTAAAGCGTTATCCGCTGTAGTACCTTGAGTAGAAGTAGCATAATCAGTTGTATCAAATGCTTTAACTTGAGCAAGGTTAGTTACCTCAGAGTCCATCAAAGCACCTGAAGCTGTTACGTTAGCTGTATCAGTTACATCAGCCGAAGCCTCAATAGCATCCAGATCCACCGCCTGAGAAACTGTGATATGCCCAAGCTTGATTTCGCCATCAGCGTCCAACTGCTCTGTAAATTCTACGAACAGCCGGCCATTATTCGCATGACTGCGAAGCACGAATGCACACGTCTGGTACAGGCCAGAAGATGGCTTTGTGGTCGTGAATGAGCCAGCACCATCGCTGTAGAGCTTATTACCAACAGAGAATGAGGATGTATCAACGCTCTCAACAACGCCTGTATTGACCGCCAGCCCATTCGTATTGACGGCCAGCTCCTCATTCAAAACACCGAAAGCAACATCAGAAGTTGCTGCAGTTGCCGCGACCTCTACGCAGTCTTGCCCCAAGTTATACCCGGTAGCCTTCACCACCGTACCTTTACCTAGAGCGCCCGCAGTGGTGTTTCTAACTTTTACATGGATATGGTTTGCACCAATCAGATTACTCAAGGCATCAAGAGTCTTGTTCGTGACAGTCTGCGTATTAGTGGTACCCATCACTGCACCTGTCGCCCCATGAGCCTCGGTTAACGCCGCATGATCCGTATCCTGAGTATCCAGCTCTTCGATTGCTGATTGAACGTCTTGAGAAGTGACGTTGCCAACAGCAACGCTACTGATTGCGCTTGCATCATGAGCATCTTCGGTATCATCCAGGTGAGCTGTGAGATCAGAATCAACAGCACCAACCTCATCATCAATATACTTTTTGGTACTCTGCTGTGTTGCTACTTTGGTTGGAGAATCTGAGACCATATCATCTTCATCAACAACACCATCAATCTGCACAGAATCACCGACGTTCAAGGTAGAGAACGCAGTCTCACGATCAACCACGTTGGTACCATCGCAGTACATAGCCATCTTCTCGCCTTGAGGGATGGTGATTCCGGTTCCTGCTGAGGTCTTCATAGTCAACGTGTACGCGCCGCTGGTATTGTTAAATACCCGGTACACCTGCTCTGCAGTGCTTACAATAATATTGATGTTGCCGGTCAGCGTGCCTGTAAAGACATGGATAGCATAACGCTCCTCACTTACCGCCTTTGCTGTGCTTGTCAGGGTAACATCGGTCCCTCCAGATACATCCTTTTCGAGTATCGACGCTGTTGCGTCCTCTAGCAGCTCAAAGCCTTTCTCTACATTCTCAACATCCTGCGCCGTCCAATACTGGCCGTCAACTTTGCTGTTACTATAAAAATCATTGTCTGCCATTATTATCTCCGCAACCTTCCTGGAATGAACTCATAAGTTACCCCGTCAATCTCCCAAACAGGATCTGTCGACGAGTCCGAATAGATATGAAGAGCAATAAAGTCGCCAACATCCGCGATATCAATTGCTCCCTCGTTAATGTTTGAAGCGCCAAGCAGGAACGATCCGAGAACACCAGTCCCGAGCACTCCACCTCTTCCGCCAATAATAGATAGAGATTTGTATGTAAGCCCAGCGATAGACTCGAACTTATACGCAGGCCGCACCTGAATAGTTGTCGCGTCTGTAGCCTGCATGTCAAAGAGAGCCCTTCTAAATCGCTTATCTCTACGGAGATAACCAACATTCGTGAAGGCTGTCAGCGCATACGCCTCGATATTGTTATCGCCAAATGAGTCCCCACTCTCCATCTGGTAAATGTAACCGTCCGTTGATCCAAAAACAATAAGCTCATTGCCTGTTGAGTCCTCGCCGGATACAACCTTCTTTACTGGGTTAGGGAAGTAGATCTCTGTCCAGCCCTGTATCTTATTGCCATCCAGTGTCGCAGCCACACCCCAGCCATCGGAAAAGAATACCCTATACTGACTCTTCGCCCTTATCACGCAACTCTGAACTACCTCTGTGCGCTTCGTGCTGATAATATTCTTGATCAAATTGGATTGAACTGCATCCTGAAAGTCGCCAAAATCTTGGCTTCTTGCAAAATCCATAACCCCACGATCATCGATAAATTTCACTCTGGACCCAATCTGTTGAATTGTCCCCGCGATCGCCCCCACCTTCCGCCCGTACTCCTTCATCGCAGAATACACAAAGTCAGAAGCAGAAGATCCGTACAGCACGCTTGTAGAGTTTCGGCTAAACGTCAGCAAGGCACCCGTAGAGCCTCCGGCGACCTTTGCGAATCCCGTTATACCGTCACCAATAAGGATCTCTCCCGCCCCAGTGACAACGCTCCATGTCCCTGTAGGATCTCCAAGAGATGAAAACTGCAGGGAAGGACCAAAGGCAAGAAAGAGGTGATTCTGATGCCCTACAATATGATCCGGCGTATCGTCCGGCATTCCCGTTGTGATATCCGTCCACGTTGTGCCATCCCACTCGAAAGCCTTATGAACGCCAGACACACCATACATCTTCTCTGTGCCTGAGAAATTATAGCTATCAAACTCATAGCTACCGTCAGGAGTAAGCCCGGTTTTCTTCGAGGTCCACCCCTCGCCCTCAGACTCAAACATCACCGCCGTTGCGCCACCTACAGCGTTACGAAACGCATAAATCTTACCGTTGTATATGTGAACACCAAGGATATCTCCCTCACCCGGCACCTCGTCAGAATCAAACTTGGCGTACCCTTGTATCCGAGCATAGCCGCCCTCAATCTTGCACTCCAGGTTCTTGGCCGCCAGCAGCTTGCCCGGGTTCATCGACATTACAGCCGTCTGCTGATCAAGCCCCCCGCCAAACTTGATATACTTGGATTGGACAGCCATTATTCTGGGATCACCGTCATTTCAACGCCGGACGCACGACTCATAGCGTCAAGCCCTGGCAAAGAGTGAGCCTTCAACGAGTCAAACGCACCGTTAAAGTCAGCAGAAGCAGACTGATAAAGCATCGTATCTTGCTCGTACTCAGCAAAAAACATCTTAGCTCTGTAGACGATAACCTTGTGCATGTGCGCCGGTATTACTGATATATCACCATCATCACTAAGGCGGGAAGGCCTTTTATAGTAGTCTGCCGTCACCGTATGCACAGCGTCCGGTGTAGGGTACAGAACTACACTACCGTCCTTTTTAATAACAAAATGAGAGGGGGTTCCAGTAGGAACGGCCCCCAACTTTTTACCAAGAAGCCATTCTTTATAATCGATCTGAGTCAGCTTTTGATGAGAAGACAAAGAGGGGTCTCGGATGAACGTCTCCCGATCCCAGCTGGCAAGAATATCGCTATCACCAACACCAATACCAATATCAGCAAGCGAATACTCACGCGTGCTTGCTACAGTGGTGATTGTTGCTTCATCTTGAAGGAAATCCCAATCAGAATATTCCTCCTCAATCAACTCATCGGCATCAGCCACCCACGTCACCAGTCTACCAGCCATATCAGACTGGCCACTAACAGTGGATGGCTCTGTAATGCCGATAGACCGGGCCAAACGCTGCACCAGGTCAAGATAAGTCATTAGTCTGCCGCCTCATCGAGGTTAGACAGGAAAGCGATAGCCTCCTCCTTGCCCTCATACTCTCCACCAGCAGCAGCAACAATCTTCTTCAGCTGGTGCCATGACATACTCTCATAGTCCAGCTCGCCCGACTCATCGACAGACTCACCGCCCGCATCATCAGAGTTCTCTGTCACAAGAACTCCATCCGCGCTGTAGTTAGCGCCATCCTGCACGTACCGTACACCCGGCATCCCAAACACTTCGCCGTATGGCTTATTTTTATCAAACATTATAGCGGTCTCCGTGAGATCAACCCATCTTCAGCCTGATCCATTGTATCTTTAGAATTATACTCTTTTGCGTCAGCAGCGTAACCATTTCCGCGTGGCCGACCGATAGAGTAATCATGCCCAGAAGTCATGCCTTCAGGCACCTCTTCGACAGGCTCATAGCCACAGTGTTCATAACCACAGTATTCTGTATCTTTCATTGTTTTCCCCTTAAAAAAAGGGAGGCAACACAAGTGCAGCCCCCCTTCTTCTGTCTCTCTAAGACACCTTTAAACTAGCACTTATCTTTGAAAGTGCCGCGATCAGTTTTCATGGTCTCGGTTTTGGAGGTAGGTCGCTGAGTCTCCTCACCGGTCTCCCCGCGTGGCGGAGTCTTAGAATCAAACTTCTTCTGCTCCACTAGGCCTTTCTCGTTAACTTCCATTGTCGCTCTCCTTAAATAGTAGCGTTTTTAACTAAAAATAACCGGCTTTAACTTAAAACCAGCCAATCACAACGGTAACATGCCCCTTACCAGCCGGGGTACCACCTGTTGGAGCAACCAGAGCAACCTCAATCTGAGCGTTTGTAACGCTCGCACTGATAATTGCGTCAGTATCATCCTGCGTGTTGTGATAGTCAGTATCCGCAGCAGTACCCATATTCAGCTCTGCATAAGCGTCTGCATCAGAAGCTGTACCCAAGCGAACAAAACCAGCTGTGGTATCAGCAGTGAACGTCTCTGTTACCGCAACACCAACATCCAGAATGCGCCCATTCTCAAAACCAGTAGGAGCCTTGATAGCAAGAGCGTCACCGCCCGCACCAAAATCATGCTCGCCAAAATTGTAACTTACAACGTGTGGATTGGAATATCCCATTTTCACATCTCCTTAAACATTATCTAGAACAGCCTTACTTACTCACCCCCTAAAATGGAGTGAGTAAGCATTATGGTTACACCAACTAGGCAGCGCTCGCCCACTCAACGATTCGAGCTTGAGCAGCTGCAGAATGAACCAGAGCAAACCCCTCAAGCGCATACCAAGCAACACCCTTGTCGCGACCGTAATCACTTGGGATCTTGCCTCGGATCTCTGTAGGAACAGCAATCGCCTCGATTACAGTATCCTCACCGAAGAAGAACGCCTGATCAGACACGCCGCCAGACCAACCCTGTGATGCAACTCCAGTCTGCTCGAAGAAGCGCACGCCCTCATAAGACCGACCAACCTCACCATTCAGAATGCTCTGGAAGCCAGCTCCCACATAGGAGTGCAGCGCCTCAAGATCATCCTTGAAGTCACGGAAGGTAGATGGGCGACCAATGCAGCGATAGTTGCCGTCAGAGTAGATCGGAATGTTCCGCTCTTTCATCTGGTCAACAATCAGCTTGACGTGAGTGTTATTCATCGCCAAAGCGTTGGTTGCAGTCGCTGTACCTGTGGTCTCCAATGTAATAGCTGTTGCGCTATTGCCGGAAGTCGGGGTTACAGTCAGAGGTGTTGCTGCAAACTGCGTATGAGCAGAAGCCTCAAGAGCCTTAACCGCATCATTCTTCAATGCTTTATGGATAATCTGCTTAACAGGGTGCTTAGACATATCATCTAGCATACCGCTATACGGCACAGAGTTTCCAAACTCCGCCACAGTACCACTGCCCTGAGTGATAGTGAACGACGTCTCTGGCATAGCCTCATTCTCAGCAAGCTCACCGCCCTGGGTACCTACATCACTGTAGATATTCCACTGGAAAGCATCGCCAGAATTCAATCCTTTATCGGTAAAATCCTCCGCGTCACAATGCTGAAGGAAGCGCGTCATTGGCTGCAAAGAGTTTCGCAGTACGTCTGACAGTTCTCCACTGTACATATATCCACCAGCAGAATTTGTATTCCAAACTTGGCCCATTACAATCTCCTAAAATTTCATTATCCCATGCCGCGCTCTTTCTGGAGACGCTGCACATAATCTTTGTTCGACTCTGGCGCGGGTGTTGTCTTTTTACTGACCTTACCACTTGCCGCTCTTGGTGTGCTTGTCTTGCGCTTCCGGTCCATCTTGCTTACGTTTGAAGGTCTCTCCTCGCCCTTATCAACGAATCGCTTCTGTACCCCACTCGCTGCTTCCTTGATGATCTTTTCCGGCATCCAGTCTGGGTTCTCTTTTTGTAACCGCACTGTCTCCGAATCAACCAACCCTGAAAGCATCGGGTCACCAGCAATATCTGGGTAATCCTCGTTAAACGAATCTACCCCTTTTAAAAGAGACTCATCATAATTGCGTTTTGCCGTCGCTTTCTGCTGGCGTTCCTGCTGCTGCTGTAGGTTTGCAGTTACTTGCTGCACGATCTTATCTGGGTCAACTGCTGGGGTGGCCTGCTGCGTCCCGCCGTTTATCTTCAGTAAAAGTTCGTTTGCTTTCTTGCTATCACCATCAAACAGAGCATCATGGTATTGCTGCGCTAACTCACTATCTTTTGAACCGCCTTCTGGTGGGTTCGGTTTGGCTGCCTCGCCTGCTGGTGGAGGACTTTTCTTCAACTGTTCCTGCTGCTGCTGAAGTTCTCGCTTTGCTGCCTGTACTCGCTCCCATTCTTCATTGGCACGCTTACGCTGCAAAGATGCTTCCTGGAGAGCTCGATCTGCAGAGGCGCGCTTCTGGTAGGCTTCTATGCCGCCAGCACCCTCTACCTTCTCTCTCGAAACCATTTTAGTGGAGCCATCGATCTTTACTTCAACCTCGTCTGGCAACTCCTCTTCCGCAGCTTCTTCATGTTCACGATCTTGGTAGTCATTGGCTATCTGATCGCGGGGTGAAAGCTCAACCTCAGCTTCTTTACTTTCAACAGCTTCTTGCTGAATATTATCCTCTACACCGTCATTGTCAACCCTTACTTCTACTGGGGCTTCAACAAATTCACGCGCATCCAAATTATCTTGGGTAGCTTCTTTTGACATCACACTCTCCTTTTGCCGCCTGTCGGTAGGCTCTATTGTAAAACTTTAATCTTCAGTCTCTTGTTCTCGAAGCTGATCAACGGCAATAGCCCCAGCTGCAACAGCCTCATCTATCCACGCCAAACAACCCTCAGCAACACGAATATCGTTTCTTAATTTCGTATTTGCCTGAACGTCGCCAGGGTCCGCAGAAATCAATGCGTCCAGAGCATCATCACACTCAGCCATTGATCGCGCTCGAAGGTATCTGTACAGCGCACTACTTTTGAAGCTATCAGCCTCGATCCCCAGCTTTGCTGAGTCAAGCAACTGCATATCTGCGTCTTCCATTAGATACCCTGTCTCCCGGTGCTTGCTTTGAAGTTCAGCTCATTCGCCTTGTTTTTCTCGGACATCCGGCGTGTGTTCTGCTCCATAAGCTTGATTGCCGCCTCTCTTTCCTGCGCCTGAACCCTCTGTACCGCGTCTATCTGCTTGTACTCCGCGTTCTTCGCGTCAATCTCAAGCTTTGCCTGCAGCTGAGCTATTGTAAGATCGCGCTTCAGAGCCATATCCATCATCTTAAGCTCTCGATCTTGACCTAGCCTAGCCTGATCGATCTCTGAATCAATCTGCACCTTGCCCTGCTGCACCTGCAGTTTTGCCATTTCAACCTTGGTCTTCTCTTGCTGCTCAAGCTGCTTACCTTCAAGGAGCTGTTGCATCTGCTGGATCTGCTGCTGGAGCTGAGCCACCTGAGGGTCTTGTTCATCAGAAACAGGGAAGAACCTCTCAGAAGAGCGATACCCAAGAGCCCCAAACACTTCTTTAATCACTTCTTGTGGATCTGCTCCTGATAGTGCGTCAGGCATGAACTCGCGAACCGTATTCAAGCCAGCCGTCAGCTTCTCCAGTCTCTTTTGCGGATTGGTGGCACCAAAGCCAACGTTCACACGAACAGTCATTGACCCCTGTAGCATGAGATCAGTCACATCATCGACCCCGTATTTCTGCCAGAGCTTCTGACGCTCACCCATCATAGCCAGCAAACCCTCGTCGGTCTCGTACCCCTGCTCTAGCTTGACCAGCTGCTTAAGCACCGGCTCAACCCACGTCTCAACGAACGTCCTGAGCTGATACTCCATGATGGCGTTAGCGCCTTCAGAAAGCATGGACATACCGCCCACTGTCTCGTTTAACTGACGGTTTGTACCAACAGAGCTCGTCGAGAATGAACCGGCCAACTCGTCATAATCCATGTTGATGCGGTCCTGCTCCTGGTAGGAAGAGCCCGTAACGTCTGGAATGGCATCTGATCTGATATCCTTATTGATATCGTCAACCAAAGTAATCGATCCCGGCACATTGCGAGTCAGAGATCTGTAATCGATTGTTGCTCCACGTCTCGCATAGTAGCGTCGATTCAGAGCTAACGCGACATTATCACGCCTCTGATTGTTGATCTCGTTAGCCTCCTGCTGAAGACTTCCCATCAACTCAGCAAGGCCAGCCGCATAAGTGCGATGCGCCTCAACTACAGCCGACCCCATGACATATGGACGCTCACCAGCCCCAAGATGGAAATACTCCTCTCTCAATGGGATTGGGTCACTCAACAGGAAATGGGTTCCCAGCGTGTAGAAAATCACATCCTTTCCTTCATGCCGGATAATGTTTCTGTGGACCCAAGCTATATCGAAGTCAGTGACGCTATGCCGCTGATCACGATCTGTATTGGTTCTATTGCGATTCTTATGGGTAGACTCTTGCGTATCCAAAGTCCCCATAGCAAGCTGGCCATCAGAAAGGGTATGCCAGGCAGACTGCCCTTTGCCGTCCTGCTTCATCCTCTGCTTGATATCACCGATGTGCATGGGAAAGCGATCAATCAGATATGGAGAGCTGTTAATCGGGTCCGTCCAGTCTGACGCGGGTGAAAACCTGACGTTCTCAACGGGACGCAGTTCAATGACCGGCTTATCACTCACTACCTCACGATCTTCCGTCAGTGCAACGCCACCTTCATCATCCAGCACATACTCGCCATCATCTTGGGTAATGGGGGTGTAGTTGCTAGACTCTTCAAAGTCCCAGTATTGATGAGAGATCACCGTGCCTGTAGTCAAACTGTCTTGATAAGCCCCAAGAGCTATCTTGAACCAGGGGATGGAGTTATCAAGCCGGTACGCCAGCAAATCCTTCAGCAATACCGCCGATACTCTCTGCGCCTCATCCATTTCCAATTCTGGCTGAATGTCTACCGCATCAGCCGTAGAGAAAAGCGCCGCTGCTGCAGCTGCCTCGTTACGCCTTATGATAGCTCTCGTCTTTGGCCGAAACCCTTTCGATCTAAATTTATACGCAGCACTCAGGTACTTAGATCCAGCAGGGTGCTTGCCGTGAAAGTGGCTAACTGACTTCTCTACCTGCTTTCTGACCTCAGCATCGTAATAATCACAGGACGTGTCAAAGGCATCTCTCGACATTGCCAACCAGCTAGACTCTGGCTGCTCTTCGCTGTCTGCCTGCACTTGTGTCTCCCCATCTGCAGGGGCTTGAGCTGAATTCATCATCGATCTGCCACCATCTCGTGTTTCCAGTCACGCTTCACATCAGAGAGCGAGTTCTCAACGTTAATTACCTTTTCGCGCGACAACCGGTACCTCTCAAGGTACTCGCCAGCCCCCATGATCACGCTTCTCATTGAAGGATCACTAATTAAGTCGACAGTGAGCACTGTATACCCCATTTGATTAGAGATAAGCGCGTTCAAGATGTTGATCACGCCGCCGCGCTGATTTACGATAACAGTCCAGCCTTGCTCGTATGCTGGATAGTGCTTTATCAGCGCTGCCATCACATCCTTGGCTAGATTTTGATTGAGCCCGTCGAGCTTTTCATCAACCCCTGAAAGTATCTGCATTATTCCTCTGCCTCTTCAGTGTATAGAGCGGACTGCCCCTGTCTACGCTTGAACTGCTTCCCGTTCGAGAAGGAATATTCAGTATACTCTTGATTCAAATCACCCTCAACCTGCTCAACCATGCTCTTCCAGTCTTCATCTTCATACGTTGGTTGCTCGGCCATCAGCTATCTCCATAATATTCAGGCTCCAAATCGTTTTGATTATACTCGATAACTGACTGAGAAAATGTGAGACCAAGCGCGTCACCTCCGTCCGGAGAGAAGCCGTATTCTGATTTGATTTTCTCTTTAGCCTCCATCTGAATGCGATCATGTGAGTCGCGCTTGTACGGACTCGCACACAATTCCGACTGCAGCTCGTCATCATCCGGGATGTCCACAGGTAAATTATCATCATTCAGCCACTCAGCCATCTCCCCCCACATCTCCGCACGCTTATTCTTGTACAGCTCCGCATTCAATGGAGAAGACCCGAACGCCACTGCGCGAACATTAGTATAACCAAGCTCATGCAGCCTATCAACCAGCGCATCACCACCACCCGCATCAATGAACATCATTGTTGGGCGCTCTCCATCCAGCACCTTCTTACAGATTGCAACCTGCTTCCCCAGCTTGTCTACCGCGCTATCAACGTAATATTCGTAACCGTATGCCTTTCGCCCCCTTCTCCGAATCAGAGCAAACTTATCTCCGCCTCTCGACGGGTCCACACCAACAAC